GACCAAGCAGATGGATTACACATAACTGCAAAGATTTCTGACACCAGGTCAGGGCAGGATGCTTGGCAATTAGTAAAAGATGGTGTCATTCGTAGTTTTTCAGTGGGCTTTGTCCCTGTTGAACATGCCCTTGATGGAGATGTTGTAGTTAGACAAAAAGTGGAACTGAAAGAAGTTTCCCTTGTTGCGCTACCTGCCTACGAAGGTGCAGTTATTACCGAAATCAGGAATGACAGCACTGAAACCAATAATTTAGGAGAAACAACAAAGATGGAATCACAACCAACAGAAACAGTGGATTTGACCCCTGCCATAGATGATTTGAATCGCCGCATGGCTGTGCTTGAAACCACTAAGACTTCATCTGCACCAGTCCCTTCAATTCGTTCGTATGGACATTATGTAAAGGGTCTTGTTGCAGGGGATGAAACAGCACAATCTATGTATCGTGCTTTGACAACTGTTTCAGATGTAACTGGTCTTGTAACAGATCAGTGGGTCAGGGACATTAAGGGAATCGTAGATACAGGCAGACCTGCCGTATCAGCGTTCAGCACAGGACAACTTCCTGCAAGCGGAATGAATGTGTATTTCCCTAAAGTAAATGCACAAGGTGCAACTTCAACTGTCCAAGCGGCAGAAGGTGATGCGCTAAACAACGCAGAATTTACAATCACAAGCGGTTCAGCCGCAGTGAAGACAATTGGTGGATACGCTGAAGTATCACGCCAAGTTATTGAAAGAAGCGACCCTTCTTATCTTGATGCACTATTTCGTGTTCAAGCAATTGGTTATGCAAAGCGCACAGACCAAGAATGTATTTCAGTTCTAACTGCTAATGATGCTAACTTCGGTAACGCATCTGTAGCGGCAGGAACAGCCGCCGCATGGTTGTCTGCAACAGCAGACTTAGCGGCACACCTTTACAGTGCAGGCGGATTAACCGCTAACTTCATCCTTGTATCAAAGGATGTATTTAAGGATTTAGCAGGTCTTGTAGATGGCGTAGATCGCCCACTATTTGCCGCATTGAATCCAATTAACAACATTGGAAATGCCAATATCCCAACACTTCAGGGCAACCTATTCGGTCTTCCTGTAATCGTGGATGTAAATCTTGGAGATGACAAGGCATATCTATGCAGTCGTGAAGCATTGACTAACTGGGAATCTGCTGGTGCGCCATTCAGAATCTCTGAAGATGATGTAAGCGCATTGACACAGGATTTCGCAGTTTATGGCTACATGGCTACAACTATGAACAATGTCAATGGAATTGGAAAATTCACATTTTAATTAATTGAGGATGGGGTTATGACTTGGGAAGACTTGAAATCGTATGTAGGGGCAACCGCCACTGATGACACATTCGTAGAACAGTGCTGGGATGAAGCAATCTACTTAGTGAATAACTTTGCAGATGCAGATGATGTTCCTGCCGATTTGATGAACAGGGCTTACCTTGAATGTGGTTCAGAACTGTATCACCGCAGGTCTGCACCTAATGGAATCGCACAGTTTTCATCTTTTGATGGAAGTCCTGTTCGTATTGCAAGAGACCCAATGACACCTGTGTATGCCCTACTTAGGCGGTATGTAAGTCCATTATGACAATGAATGTAATTACAACCGCCAAGTCGGATTTAGCAGATGCGTTAATAGAAGATGGAATCAATGCTGATTACTTCATACCTTCTCGCATAACCCCACCACTTGCAATCATTTCCCCTGCTTCTACTTATGTAGCGCAAGGGGATACCTTTGCAAGTTTTGAATTGGGTGTGGATATAACACTTGTGGCACAAACTGCAAGTAATCCCAAAGCCCAAGAAGAATTAGATGATGCGATAGTGACAGCCATAAGTGCAATACCTGCACAATGGCGTATCAATGATGTTGCACAGCCATTTGCCCTTTCAACAGGTAATGCTGAATTCCTTGCAACCAAATTGTCACTAACTACACAAATAACAATTTAGGAGAAACACACATGCCATCCAGCACAAGAATAAAGGGTCGCAACCTTGTTCTTACTTTAAGCGGAACTGATTACGCAGTAGATGCTTCCTCAATCACATTGACAAATGAAGATCAAGATGGAGAAGTAAGAACATTTGCAGACATAACACCACCTAAGCAGTGGTTTTTTGAAATTGAAGGAATCCAAAGCACCGATTCAGGTTCTTTGTGGGACTTTCTTTGGGACAATGATGGAACTGAAGCCATTTCCTTTGTATTCAAACCACATGGAAATACAACAGCATCCGCATCCCAACCCCACTTCACAGGGGAAGTTGATGTGAAGGGTAAGCCACCTATTGGCGGCAGTGCAGATACCACATTCGTCTTTTCTTACAGATTAGACCTCGTATCAGGCACAGAACCTACGAAGGTAACTTCATAACATGTCGCTTTTGGTAGCAGGTAAAGGTTCTTCAGTAGTCGTTGCGAATCTGAACAGTTTCCAACGCAGATTGAAGCGATTGGGTCTAAAAACGCAAGACCTATCAGGGGCTACAACAAGGATTAGAAGCCTTGTAGTGCCACCTGCTATCAGTGGCGCACCTGTGAAGACAGGCAGACTAAGAAGCACAGTTAAAGCAAGAAAATATCCCAACAAGGTAGAAGTCCAAGCAGGTAACAACACAACTGTTCCTTACGCCAATCCAATTCATTGGGGATGGCAAGCAAGAAACATTCCACCTAATAACTGGATTGAGAAGGTTAGGGATGACAAATTCACTGCGGTAGTTGAGATATTCAAAGAAGAAACACAGAAACTAATTGACAGGGTAGAAAGAGGAAATATATGAATTTAGAAGACATAACACTTGCAGAAATGTCTGAAATTGAAAAAATAGCAGATGCACCGATTTCTTGGCTATCAGATGATGATAAGCCTAAAGGAAAACTGCTTCATGCTTTGAACTTCGTAATGAAGAAAAGGGAAAACCCTTCCATAACAATGGAAGAAGCAGGTAAGACACCTTTGACAGAGATTATGAAGATCATAGGTGATACGGAAAAAAAATAAATGAAGACCATTTTGCTGTTCGGTTAGCAAAATTCTGTTTGGCAACAGGAATGTCCCCAACAGAAGCAAAGAAACTAACTGTCAGGGAATGGAACGCATTTGTGGAAACATTAGGAGATAAACAGCGTGGCTGAAGGTTTAGTAGCAAAAGTTAGGTTTATTGGTGATGCCAAAGACTTACTGAAGGCTACAAAAAAGATTCAAAGTGATGTTGGAAGACTATCTTCATCCTTCAGAAAACTTGGAAACTTCGCAAAGGTCGCTATTGGCGCATTTGCAGTCACAAGGGTTATCGGATTCCTAAAACAGTCCATTAGGGCGGCAGATGATGCGGCTAAGGCACAACGAAGATTAGATGCGGTATTCACAGCATCAGGTGCTAAGTCCCTAAAACTATTCAAAGACCTAAATGCCCAAACAAGGGAAATAAGCCTTTCATTTGGAATTGATGCTGGGGAAGTTGTAAAGGTTCAAGAACGCCTATCTGCCTACTTAGAAGCATTTGCCTTTCAAGGCGCTGAAGGGGCTGAGAAGTTCAAGGAAGTAACCAAGTTAGCCTTTGATATAGATGCCGCAGGTCTTGCAAGTGCTGAAGCCGCCGCAAAGACATTAGGGCAAGTGTTACTTGAACCACTTGATGCCGCTAACAGATTAAAGAAACTTGGAATCCAATTAACCAATGATGAAATTGATTCCATAAAGGAACTTGTTGCACAAGGCAGGATTGCAGAAGCGCAGAATGTCATTCTTCAGGCAATATCAAGACAAGTAGGCGGGGTAGCAGAAGCCAACGCATCAGATTTGGACAGATTAAATGCGGCTATCAAATCTATTGTGGGATCAATTGGGACTTTGTTCTTGCCATTACTTGAACCGATTGCAAAAGGATTAGCCTTT